ACCCATTACATCATTTAAGGAATACTTTTTTCGCAAATGGATTATATCGGCATAAGGCAAAGTATAATTACTGCCATTTGAAAAATAGAACCGAACAAAAAGCGTGTTCGATTCATCCTGTAAGAATTCAACTTGTATCGGATTCAATGGGTAGAATGCAGTGTAGTTTCTGCTTACTCCTCCTCGACTGTCAACAACTAGGTTATATGCAGGAAAAATGAAGGCATTGTAATTCAAATAAAGTAACCAAATGACTTTCTCCAAGAAATCCCGAGTGGTCATTAAACTGTTTGGCGAAAACTTGAATAATCGGTTGAAGGGATCTCCTTTAAGTGAAGTAGGTAAGCCGCTATCATTAATTACCACATGCTGAGGAGTTAACTTACTGCATTCTGTCGCGATGCAATCAATGCACATCTGAACAATATCCGAGGCATAAATACTCCTGCCAAACTGAGAAAATATTGGTGAACTGCCATCAAGGAACTTGGCAGTTTGCATACTCCCCGATCTAATGTTGTTTTTAAATAGTCTCTGAATGAGCATTAACCACCACCTCCCTTAACCTCTCTCGATTTAGCAAAAATAAAGGAATAGGCCATTAAGCATATCCCTAAAATAAAAAAACCCATCGGAAGGAATAGAATAAATCCTCCGATGGTTAGTAAGATTACAGCAACTATAAATAGGATATCATCTATGTATTTCTCCAATTGTTTTATCAAAGCATCACCCCACTAGATTCATAAATTCTGATCTGAATTGCATTAACACTGCATAGCTGATAATAATGGTTACAGCACCATCAATGCGTTTAATTTGTGTTCCCTGTACTTTAACAGGCATGATCTGTCCAAGTTTATCTATGTCTAAGGCAGTATTCTGTAAACACCAGCGATCAATTTCATTCGAGTTATAATTTATCAACTTACTTCTTAAGTCTGCTTCAACTAGCTTCATCGGACTAGATAATACACGCCTTTCCTGTGGAATTCGAATCATATCAAATCCTGTTTCCTCCATATCTTTGACCCAATACTTAGCGAGAGCATTGTCGTAGCCGATCTTATAAGGCTTGATACCGAGTTGCTTGACCACATGAACAAACCAATTGGTTATATAACTGAAATCATTGTCATTGCCTGGGCAGATTTCTATTAACCCCTTCCTTGCCCATTCTAGATAATCAACTCCATCGGGACTTTTCTCAAGCTTAATTTCAGGAATAAAATATTTCTGGAGCATATATTTTGTGTTATCTTTCGGTCGCATCACCATCATTCTTGCTGATACTAAATCTGTGGTTTCAGCCAAATCCACTGCTCCAATCCCTACACAACCACGCAACATTTCATAATCGAATGTGGCATCATTAACAAGTTCTGCTTCCGTCAGCCAAGCGGCAGCATTATTTTGTTTGATATTAAAATCCTTAGCCAAAACAAAAGCGCGGGTTGATTTGCTTGTTTTTGCTTCATCAACCATGCGCCTTAAAAAACTCCACTTTTTAATTGTCTGAAGACCTGGATTACTTTTGACCCAACTACTTTCGTTTTGCCAAATCTCTGCTTCATTGTCCTGAGTGTAAATCCATATGAGCCAGCGAGATCTTTCTAACTGACCACATAAAACTTGCCTTGCTTCAGATAGTCTATGATCTAGATATCCGTCATTAGTAAATCCTTCAGTTGTGAGTTCAAAATATAGCGGCTCATCTTGGGTCGATAAGGCTTGTCTTATCGGCATAATTGAAGTGTCATCTTTGAGTTCATGAACTTCATCGAAAGAGCCAATTCCTATGTTTCTGCCTTCCTTTGCTCCAGTTTTAGAGGATATTTTGCGGATGTTCCCTTTGTTCTTAAAGGAAAACTTACCATTATGTTTTGGCTTTTGCGGATTGCCAAAGAAGATGCCTTTGATGTTCTTTCGAGTCACTTTGCTTAACGCAGGACTTTCCTCTCTCATGGCATTTATGGCTTGAAACATTAAATCTGCTTGTTCATAGTCATTACTTGAACATAATATTTTAATTCCCAAGGGGCCACAAAAGAACTCTGCAATATCGATGGCGGCAACAAGAGGGGTTTTGCCGTTCTTCCGACTGATCAAAAGTAATATATCTTGGTACAGTCTTACCCAACGACCGACCTCTTCATCGTAAATCTTGAAGGAATAAACTGCTTCAACAAATGCTTTCTGAAATAACATCAGAATAAATGGCTTACCCGCAAATGGAGCCTCATAATGTTTGCATTGGTTTTCAATAAACCGAATACGCCTATGAGCATCCTCAAATTCAACTTTAAGATCTGGATTGTCAAAGTGAGTTAGCAAAATATCTAGCATCTGCATTAGTTCATGACCGATTAATATTTCCCCACTTTTACATTTGCTGATATATTCGAGTAACCAAGAGTGGTTTCCATTATGCTCTAAAATCATTCAAACTCACTTAATTCATCATCAAGATCAATGATATTTTTAGAAAGAACTCCGTTAAGCGTCTTAATAACCACGGCATAACTATTGATGTTTCTGAGGTATTGTTTTCCTGTCTCAATAGGCTTCTGGATATCTGGTGTTGTGGGTGAGTCTTAACCATGCCTGTCTGAGATATTGCATCTTTTAAAATATGATTTTCCGCAAATAAAAAAGCGGCATCTTGTATTAATCCTTCTACAAGACACCGCTTAGGTTCCTCAACGTCTTTAAATATCTCTTCAAGTTTTGCCAGTTCTTTTTCGTATATATCTTGTTTTATCATGTTTCTAAAAACCTCCAATGAAATTCAAAATTCTCGGTGTGTATGAAAGAGACCCCCTTTCCCCGAACCCCTAAACGATATTGATAAAATCATGACGGGGGGGACTAAGCTACATATTCACAGTACCATTTTTCTATGTACCTCTTCCATTCATCTTTTCTGTAACGCCTCTCCTCATCCTGATCTAACCTTCTCAGGCATTCTTCTTTGCTTACATTACAAAAGATAAGTTCTGCTCCCAAGTCCTCAGCCAACTTCTCCCGCTTATATTTATCTTGAAAACCTCCGATCACCCAAGCATTATTCCACTTGCCATGCCTCGTCTTGATGTTATCAATAAGCAGATTATGAATGCCAATCACATTGCCAAAGAGATTATCAGGCTTGTCATAAACCGAAAGCAAAGACACAGCAGAGTATAACCTATCCATATCAACTATCAGATCCCCTCGATGCATATTCTCTCTGACATAAGATTTCTTTCCAGATAAAGGTGATCCGAATATAATGTAAACTTTATGTTCAGGTTGATATCCAAACCGAATGTGAACTTTATCATGACAATCATGACAGACAATTAAGATGTTCTCAGGGTTAAGACTGATATTATAATCAATCACGTTTTCGGGAGATAGTTCCTTGGTGTGATGTAGTATGCAATCAAATGAATTTGCAATTACCTTTTTGCATTTCTGACAGACTGGCCCACGCTCTGCAATAATAGCAGTTCGGAATTGCTGCCAGGATTCGGATGAATAAAAGCTCTTTAGCACACTATATTTAGCTATGCTGATAACCTCCTCCAACAAAAAAAGAGCCTTGTAATCGGCTCCTAGTTAACAGGAATAATATTTTTCGTATAACCATCTTCTTTCAATTTGTATCTTTATGGCATTATTTACACAACATTCCCATAGGGTGCGTCACAGTATAAGAATAATGCGACATACTCATCAATTCAACAACGTGTTAAACACATAACGAAGGTTCATCAAAATAATAATCTATTTAGGGTTTTTGAATTTCTTCCATACATTTTCAAAGAATCCTGCGAAATCTATACCAACAAGATTTATTACATTCATAAGAATCTTTATAATCACTACAGTTATAAATATAACGAATGCGAGTTTTAAAGTGTAATTCATATTCATGTGTCTCCCTTTTAAGTATAGTTGCACAACATTCTACGAATGCGTCACAATATAAGAAGATTACGACATAACAACAGTATAAATTTAAGCTAAACGTATTACCTCTACAAATTGGAATTTATCGAACTGTTTAGACTATATGCTTATTATTTTCCTCTACTGCTTTCATCAACTTTGCAGGTGAATCGGATAACTTCCATAAAGTTAGACTGTTTTCTAATTGTTTTCTAACATTGTTATTTCTCATAAATTTAATAATGTCTATATTCTTGTAGCCTTGGCTCTGGAGATGGGTTCTTAGCACCCTCATCGGACTTTCAACAGTTTTTTCGACTTGAAGAGCCTCTGTTGCTTGAGATTTATCTATTTTCCAATGGTCATGCAATAGTTGGATAATGACTTTCTCTTCTACTTTTGCTTCGTAAAGTGCTGCAGTGGCACGTGCGATTTCGTTTATTCTTTCATCAACCAAGGCCGCCTCAACTTCATCATTAATAACAGAATGGAGTGCCTCATGCCCTGCGTCTCCAAAAAATACCTTTATATTCTTCCAAATTTCTTCTTTTGATGTTGACATATTGTCCCTCCGCTTATTCCTAATTATCGGTTTTTATATAATTAATTCGTATGTCGCTTTTTCCTACAAATACGCAATATCCACTCCATTATACAACTATATCCAAATCTTATCTACGAAAATGCGCCTCTTTTGATCTCCTCTTTGCCAATTTACCAAACCGATAAATAATACCGCCACACGCGCCAACGTGAAGCGGCATATCTTGCTTATATTGTCTCTTCCTCACCCGCCAATTGCAGAGTATTGTTCCTTTATCCCTTCTAGCAAGCCATGGAAATCATCAGTATTTGAATCAAACTCAGAAAAGCTATTCCAAAACAAATTCAGATCCTCGATCAGATCGATTATTTTGAGCACATCCTCTTTTGCATCAGCTTTGCCAAAGACGACCTCTTTTTCAATGATGGTGACAAGAAGTCCACTCATCATCGCTTGGTAAATTTCCTTATTCATTTTTTGCACCCACCTTCCTGAAGGCTCCATTGCCCTCAAGTTTGGCGAGTAGCGTCTTCCTTGTCGCTTTATACTCATCACCAATCATTCCAAGTCTCGTCAGCCAAGTTCTGAAGGCAAATTTAGGATTATCCTCTTGGGATGGCTTGAAGGATGCATGTTTGAGTATTTTGGCATTTTTGTTAATGTGTACAGTTAGGTCAACAAAGGCGGCTATCCTTTCTTGATTTAACTCTACAGCATGAAGCTTGAAAGTGAGTATTGCTTTTTCAAAGTTAAAAATTAGACCTTTGCATCTCTCTATCCCTACCTCATGGATTGAAATCTCAAAATTCCCTAAGTTGCTGGTATCCTTTTCTGCTAAGTCTTTTGCAAAATTCTCATCGAGCAAAGGTTCTTTCAGGTCAAAGGCTTTGGCAATCAGCTTCTGTTTGCTGGAGAGCATGTTGACTAAGTTCCGTAAGGTTATCGCGGTATGTCTTCAAAGGGAATCGCTAGTTCGAAACCGTCTATGGGAAGTATTTCAGGGTTTTCAATAACTTCAGTTTCAATCTCTGGCTCAAGCAATTCTGGGTTTAGAATTGATTCAAGGGTTAGTTCTTCTCCTTTTGAATTCTTGATGGAGCCTTCCCGTTCGATAATGTAGGTTTCGTCCCCAGTTTCAATCTGATAAGCAAAACTCGGCACTCCCATGTACTTTGGCTCTACTCCGAAAAACTCACCTAATGCTTTGACAATTTCTTTTCTTTCGATAAAAAATACCCTCCATTTCTTGATTTGAACACACACCATTAATCACTCTGTGTGCACATTAAATCAAGTTAAATAGAGGGTTTTTTACAAGATTCTTAAAGACTTTGATACAACCCAAATCAGTATTCACCCATTCAATCTCCTGGCAAACACTATTAATTAAACTCCCTTTACTTCACTAATCCAATCTTTAAATCAAATTCATCAAGCAAATCATCATCTAAATTCCAAAACTCTACCAATTCGATGTAGATATCTCTCAGTGGATCAAGTTCCTCTTTAGCACCATCCAATCCTAAAACACATATTTTTTCAATTGCTGTTGCAACTAATCCTTTCAGTGTTGCCATAATCAATTTCTCATTTGACAAGTCACAATCTTTTGGATCGTTAATGTTAATCATCACTTCGGTATCTGCGCTGGTAATCTTAATTTGCATAAGTAAAACCCTCCATTTTTAATTTGTTCTAACATTCATCACTCTGGAAGGATGCAAAATCAAGTTATATATAGTGTTTTGTCGTTATAAATTTAAACCACAACCTGCTCAACCATTATGTCCGAGTACATCATATTTTTACTATCCCTTAAAACAAAAACATCGGCATCACTGCCGACTTTATCGATATATCGTTTCACTATGACATCTACGTATTTTGGATCAAGCTCCATCATCCGGCAATACCTTTCTGTATCAACGCACGCAATGAGTGTGGTTCCGCTACCGCCAAATAAATCGAGGACAATATTTTTTATATTGCTTGAGTTCTTAATTGCCTTTACAACCAGTTCTATACTTTTTTGAGTTGGATGAAGTTCGGATTTTTTCGGCCTTTTTATTTCC